TGGAGTGCGTAATGAATATCAAGTTGGAACTAACGCTCGAAGAAATCAATGTGATTCTTGCGGTTCTCGGGAACTGCGCGACATCGCAGGGCGTATATCCATTGTTTCAGAAGATCAAGGAACAGGGCGAGGCTCAAATTCCGAAAGAGCCTAGCGTTCAGTAAATAAGAGGGGAGGCTATGGCTAACCTATTTGACTCGACAAATTACCCAACGCGGGAACCGACCAACCTACAGGCCGGTGACCTCTGGGGATGGAAGCGCACCGATCTGGTGACCGACTACCCATCATCAGCCTATAGCCTCTCCTATATTGCCCGACGAGAAATCACGGGCGAAAAGATTGCTATCTCGGCAACCGGATCGACAACTGCGTACACCGTCTCCGTCGCCTCCACGACTACCGCCGACTATGAAGCCGGACGGTATCATTGGGTGGCGTATATCACCCGAACGTCCGATTCGGCTCGCATCGAGATTGATCAAGGTGTTTTCGAGGTAGAGCCGAACCGCGCCACATCATCGGATGACCCGAGATCGTTCGCGCAGATCGCACTCGATAACATCGAAACGTATTTCAAAGACCCGACCAACATTGCCGCTGCGTCATACTCTATCGCCGGTCGATCCCTCTCAAGGTGGAATCGTGCCGACCTGTTAGTCGAACGCGAGCGGTTGAAGGGTGAGGTCGCCCGTGAGCGTAGAGCCGAGCAAATTGCAAAAGGTCTCGGGACTAACGCCACCATTCGCGTGAGGTTTACGGCATGAGATTATTAGACATCTTCAAGCGACAGCCGCCAAAACCTACACGCAAACGATCATTTGAGGCCGCTAACACAGGGCGGCTTTTTAGCGATTGGACGGTACAAACCCGAACCGCTGACTCGGACTTGCGCTATGCGCTGCGAGCAATGCGAGCGCGGTCACGCGACCTTTGCCAGAACAACGATTATGCGCGTCGGTATCTCGACCTTGTGGATACGAACGTTGTCGGCCCGAAAGGGATCACGCTGCAAGTTCGTGCGCGAGAGCCGAACGGTGCGTTGGATCAAGTAGCGAACCAACAACTAGAAGCCGCTTTCATGGCTTGGGGTCAGCCGGGAACCTGTACCGTAGACGGTCGGTTATCGTGGGTTGACGCACAGCGGGTATTCATCGAGTCGGTAGTGCGCGACGGCGAGTGCTTCGTGCTATTCGTTGAGGACAACGCTAACCCGTATCGATTCCGCTTGCAGTTCATCGACCCTGATATGGTCGATCAGGAAAAGAACGAGGTGCTTGCTAACGGTGGGCAGATTCGCATGGGTATCGAGGTCGATGCCTCTGGTCGCCCGATTGCTTATCACGTTCGCGTTCGCCCGCCCGATGACTATCAAGTTGCAGCCTCAACGCCAAAGACCGAGCGCATCCCTGCCGAACGCATGATTCACGCTTTCCGCTCTGACCGTATCGGGCAGAATCGCGGGACTCCGTGGACGGCTACGGCTATGACTCGCCTTAAAATGCTCGGCGGCTACGAGGAAGCGGAACTGGTAGCCGCTCGCGTTTCGGCATCGAAGATGGGCTTCTTCGTCAGCGAATCGGGCGATGAGTATCAAGGCGACGGCAACGGTGCAGACGGCACGTTGCAAATGGACGTTCAGCCGGGGCAGTTCTCGCAACTCCCTGCCGGTGTAGATTTCAAAGCATACGACCCACAGCACCCCTCGACGGCTTTTAGGGACTTTGAGAAGGCCATGCTGCGAGGTATAGCCTCTGGCCTTGGCGTGTCTTATACGTCATTGGCGAACGATTTAGAGGCTGTCTCATATTCGTCCATCCGTCAGGGCTTGCTTGAGGAGCGCGATCATTGGCGCACCGTCCAGTATTGGATGATCGAGCATTTCTGTCAGCCGGTTTATCTGCGATGGTTACGCCAAACCCTTGACTCTGGCGTGGTCAATTTACCGGCAAACAAATTTTTTAAGTTTTCCGCTACGCAATGGGTTCCACGCGGTTGGCAATGGGTCGATCCTCGTAACGAGGCTGAAGCCCAGATCGTTGCCATCAACAACGGATTGATGACCCGAACACAGGCTCTTGCAGAGCGTGGACTTGATATTGAAGACGTTATGCGCGAGCGATCGGCAGAAGAAGAAATCATCGCCGGATTTGGGGTCACCCTCCCCGGCGGGACTTCTCCGATCCCACCGGAGGTGAGCAATGGCGGCTAATTACGACATCGTTTGCGATCAGGGCGCAACCTTTAGCCGCGTGATGACTTGGCAGGATTCTGCCGCCACGCCGACTGATCTGACCGGCTACACGGCTCGGATGCAAGTGCGAGCGACGGCTGATTCTTCGACCGTACTGTTGTCGCTGACTACAGAGAATAGCCGAATCACGCTCGGCGGTACTGCCGGAACAATCACGCTGCTCGTATCTGCTACGGATACGGCTGCTGTTGTGGCCGGAGAGTATGTCTATGACCTAGAGATTGTGTCAGGTGCGGGAACAGTTACTCGATTGCTGCAAGGGTGTTTTACCATTGACGCAGAGGTTACGCGATGACCATTGTTGTCAACGAAACAACGCAGTCTGTCGTAATAAAAAACGACAAACCGTCTGTCTTTGTTGATGAGACTTTGCAATCTGTTGTCATTGAGCAGTCCAACGACGAAATTGTTGTTCGTACTGGATGGCCTGACGGCGCAAAGAAAGGCGCGAACAATGACATCACCTCGCTCTCGGGTATTACGGGCGCGATCTCCGAACCCGATTCAATTCAATTTGACGTTGACGCAGGGATAACCGTCACCGAAGGTCAGATAGCCTGGAATCAGGACTATTCGACGATAGACGTCGGCATGAACGGCGGCGATGTCATTCAGCACGTTGGCTATAACTCGTTTTATCGGATCAAGGCATCGGCAGCGATTAGCAAGGGTCAGTTGGTTATGTTCACAGGTGCGGTTGGTGCATCTGGCGTACTGACTGGCGCACCGGCAACTGGAATATCTAGCGGTTTGCTCATTATGGGCATTGCCGCGAAAGATATGGCAAACAATGAATTTGGCGAAGTCACCGCATTTGGTTTAGTTCGCGGGTTCAATACAACTGGCTCATCTGTTGGCGAGACTTGGGCAGATGGCGACATCCTTTACTACAACTCAAGCGTAGCGGGCGGGCTGACTAAAACTTTGCCAACTGCGCCGACGCCGGTCGTTGTGGTCGCATCGGTTGTTAATGCCGGTTCGGGCGGCTCGGGTTCGCTTTTTGTTCGCCCGGCCTTTGAGCCTAAACTGGGCGAGTTGTCCGACGTTGCTGCCGCATCGCCCTCGTCAGGATCAACGCTGATTTATGACGCTGTGCAAGGTCGTTGGGAATCAGCAACGCTTACCGCAGGGACAGGCGTCACGATTACCAATGCGGCGGGAGCGATTACGATTGCCGCTCCAGAGAACGGCACGGTCACTAGCGTAGCGACGGGAACTGGTCTGACAGGTGGCCCGATTACCTCGACGGGAACGATCAGCCTTGCCAATACCGCAGTCAGCGCCGGGTCGTATGGCTCTGCTTCACAGGTTCCGACTTACACGGTAGACGCACAAGGTCGCCTGACAGCGGCAAGCAATACTGCAATCAGCATCGCTAATACCGCAGTCTCAGGACTCGGCACGATGTCCACGCAGAACGCCAACTCGGTGAGCATTAGCGGCGGCTCTGTCTCTGGTATTACCGATCTTGCTGTGGCTGACGGCGGCACAGGTGCGAGCGATGCGCCTACCGCGAGAACAAACCTAGGGGCAGTTGGAACTGGCCTGACGATCTCGGCGGGTACTGGCTTGACGGGCGGCGGCGATTTGTCGGCTAACCGCACCATCTCGCTTGCGAATACCGCCGTGACTGCTGCCTCTTACGGGTCTGCCTCACAAGTGCCTACCTTCACGGTAGACGCTCAAGGGAGACTAACGGCTGCGAGCAATACAGCCATCTCGATTGCCAATACTGCCGTGAGCGGTCTTGGCACGATGTCTACGCAGAACGCAAGCAGCGTCTCGATCTCGGGCGGCAGCATCACAGGCATTACCGATCTTGCGGTTGCCGATGGCGGTACGGGAGCAAGCACGGCATCAGATGCTAGAACCAATCTCCTGCCGTCGTATTCCGCAAATGCCGGAAAGGTTCTTGCGGTCAATGTCGGCGGCACAGATGTTGAGTGGATCGCGGCGGGTGGCGTTGGTACAGTTACGAGCATCACCGCCGGAACGGGCTTGAATGGCGGCACGATCACCTCTAGCGGGACGATTGATCTAGCCA